GCCGGCACTAGAATCGTGTAAAGGGCCGCAGTCAAGAGCGTGAGCGCCCAGGCGAGAAGGGCGATGAGGAGTCTATCCATCGGTACCACCTCCGGCCGGGGCCGATCGGAGCTCGTGCGGCTCGGCGACGATGCGCGGCGCGATGTCGGCTCGGCACTCGACGTCGATGTAGAGCAGGTAGCCCGACTCGGCGATGTCGGCCGGGCGGACGGCCTCGACCTTGCCGCACACGCCGTTGTAGCGCTTCGCCGGGCTGTCGCTGCCGGCATGGACCTGGACGCGCCGCCCTTCCAAAAGGCAGGCCAGGTGGCGCACGACGCGGCGCAGGCGGCTGGACTCTTTGCGTGGGTCGGGCGGGTCGATGGCGCGAGCAAAGCTATCCATGGTCGCTGCCCTCCGACTCAGGCGAGAGCCGATATAAGGTGATGGAATCGCCGTGAAGCTCTGTTTCGGCAGTCTCACCGTTCAAGTACAGACGCACGCGCCCCTCGCCTTTCGCAAAGCGCTTCAGCTGCAGATGTAGCGGAACCGACTCGACGCAGGCGCTGTGCTCGTCTTTGTTCTTAATCTTGGCACCGACGCCTTCCTCGGTCGAGACGCCGATCCATGGGCGTGACTGGTCGTCAAATGCGAGGATCAGCTCATCCTTGTGGTCGATGTCGAGCTCTGCGACCAGGTCTTGACTGAGGCCGATGTACTGGCTGTCAGCCTTGACAGAGATCCAGCGCCCGACACTTCTCGACCCACGTGCTGGTGTGATGTCGGGAAACTTGAAATCGGTCATGCCGCTGCCCTCCGCCCGGCGCGGGCGATCTGCGTGGCGGTGCCCTCATACGGCCCGGGCGCGGTCTCCTCGATGCCGAGCTCGGCCGGGTTGTCCACACGCTCCAGGGCGCCTGCGAGCGTGCGACCGTTTTGGATGTGCCGGAGCGCAAGCGACACCGGGCCGACGTCCTTGGCCGCGGCCGCCTCGTCGAGCTTGCCGTCCAGCGCGTAGCGCAGGTGCACCGTCTCCAGGCCCGTAAGCTCAAGGGCCTCGAGGTCCGGGCGCTCGACGAGCTCCCACTCGGCCACGGTAATCCGGCGCGTCTCGGTCGGCGAGTGCAGCGCCAGGCCGGGGCGATAGTCATTCTCAGGGTAGTACAGGGCGCGTCCGTCAGTGTAGACGGTCATGGGCTCCACCCGGTGATAGTGGATACGAATCGATGCGGGCCCGTCTCCGGAACCGCGTGCAGGTTCAGTCTTTTGCATAGCACATCGTGATCTTGATGAGAGGTCATGTGATGAGAGGTCATGCTCGGCCCGCCTGGTGCTTGCGACACCGGGCGGGCTTTCTGTGTCTGGCACTTGATTGTGAGAAAGCCAGTGACGCCCCTGCGTGGGGCGGGCACTCCGGAGGGAATTGCACCCTCATGCGCCGGCACGACGGCCGTTGGCAGGTGCTACCGAGTGCGGCCACTCTTCCGCAACCGTTCGATCTTGCGAACGGTGATGCCCAGCGTGGGCATCGCAGCGATGCCGGGAGTTGCACCCGGTAGTTTCGGTTCATCGCTGAGTGCCGGCCGCGGGGACCGGCGGGTGCACGTGGTTCTCGTGCCGCACGGCGAAGCGCGTCCTCACGTCGTCCGTCGGCTCCAGTCGGAGCAGCACGACCGGCCCGCCGAGGCCGATCACGGTACCAGGGACCCATTTGTCACCCTGGGCCGACGGCACCCAGGTGTACATCCGGTCATTCAGCTGAGGCGCAGGCATGGGCGTTGGGGGCCGAAAACGTAGGAGCGTGCGGGGTGTCGCGAATCTCGTCGCCGAGGTGCCGCAGCTGGCGGCGCCGCTGTTGGTAGCAGGGCGCGGAGCAGCAGGCATTCATGCTGCCAGCGGGCAGCGAGGCACCGCACCAGTTGCAGTAGGCGCCGTCGACGACGTGGCGGGCGTAGGCGTTGGTCATGGGCTGTCGGGGGCTTTCGGTTCAGAGGCGCCGTCGCCGCGGCCGGGCGACACATGCACGACGGTGGCCCCGCTTTCGGCCTGCCGCACGATCTCTTCCTCGTCCTCCAGGCGGCGCTCGATCTGTCGGATCCGGGCCCGCGCCTCGGCCATGGCATCCGCGTCGTTGCGCTTCTTGGCGCGGCGCAGATCCGTGACCGCCTCGCTCAGGTCGCCGATCTCGTCGTCGACGCAGCCGTCCGCATCGCTGGTCACCTCGGTGCGCGCCATGACGATGCCGCGCGGTAGGAGATAGTCGAAGAGCCGGTAGTTATCGCGCTCGGCGAGGGCGGTGCGCAGGTTGTCGACGTACGTCAGCTTGATGGAGCTGGGCTCCTCCAGCAGCTGGTACATGGTGCGCGTCGAGCACTGCGCGAAGCCGGCCAGCGTCTTCACTTTCCAGCCGTCGGCATAATGCAGTTTCAGGAGCGCATCGTGGGCGCGCTGTTGTTGATGGGAGGGAGAGGCCATTGCGAGACGAATGCAGAAATCGTGAGCGAAGTGCGGGAGCCCTTAGGCAGTACAGCCGTGGGAGCAAGTGCTAGGCGGCCGCTTTCGCCGCCGAGTTCTCATCCTGGCGCCGCTGAATGCTCTCCTCGAGCAGCTCCTCGAAGATGTAGCTCATGGTTCGATCCCGGCGCTCGGCCTCGCGCTTGATCCACGTCCGAATCCAAGGATCGACCCGTCCCGCGATGGTCTGCTTGGTCTTTGCCATCGTATCAGTTACTTTGTTTGCGTTGTTTGCGGTAAGTTAGACCGCACTCGACCAGTCATGTTTAGTCAATACCGTGAACAAACTGTTAAGACTAGTCATGCCCAGTCAATCGGCTGACGACAAAGTCCTAGAGGTGATGCGTGAGATCGGCGCACCGATGAGCCCGGGCGAGATGTGCGATGAGCTTGGTGCGGAATACGCGGCTTCAACCGTCCGAAATGCTATGAATAGGCTCGCACGGGAGGGCAAGCTCGAGAAAACAGGTCATGGCGTGTACGAGTTGCCTGAAAACGCGCAACCGAGACCGGTAAACGATCGACCGGTATCGGCTGGTCAAACCGATCCAATCTACGGACTCCAAGCCTCAATGGGAGACGGCACGTACGCTCTTCAGGAAGACCCCATCGGTCACGTCAACGGTCCCGAAGCGATGAGTCGACCGGGAAAGGACGTATTTTGGGTATTCGTGCGCGGAGATTCGATGGGCGAGAAATACCAGAAGCATAGCATGGTGCCCGTGTTGCGCTTTCCGGAGCCGGAGCTCGACATCAAGCAGGACGACGTCTACCTTTTTCGACTGGAGGGGGCAATACAAATCAAACGCTTGCAGCGACTCTCTGGGCAGCGTATCCGTATCATCTCAGACTCTGATTCTTATCCGAATGAGACACTTCAGCTTGATGAGGGAATCGATTTTGAAATTTTGGGTCGTGTGCTTGTGTAGCCTCTGGGTCGGCTGTGGCGTCGTCGGTGGCGGCGATAACGCCGGTCCGGTGGACATCCGCATTGATGCCGGCACGTACGACGCCGGCTACTACGTGGTGGCCAAGAACGTCGACACCGAAGGGCTCTGCTGCTCCGGAGCATGGGGGACGACGGACCATCTCGACGGGGGCGGCATTCTCATCGCAACGCTGCACCCGGACAGCGCACTCGTCGCGTACGGGCGCAATGACTTTGATGCGCAGAATGGGGCGTACGTAGAGGTGTATCGCCAAGACGGTGGGGCCTTGCTCGATGAGGTCAGCGATGAAACGGCTCGACTTGCTACCATTCGCGTAGACGGTGAAAGCCTTGACACCGAGGCCGATCTGCTTGGTAGTGTGAACCCGCTCAACTAAAACCCATGCCCGAATCTACATTATTCGCCATCATCACGATCGGCCTTCTTTGTGTCTGGGCGGCCCTGTGCTTCGGGGCTGGCAAGCTCGCTGAAAAGCAAGGTCGTTCGTTTCTGGGCTTCTTCCTGCTGGCGCTCGTCTTCACGCCGTTCCTCGTCATCTTTTTGCTTCTCCTGCTCGGCAAAAGCACGAGCGCGGCCGTCGAGGAGGCCGCTGCGTCTACACGCTCCGGAGACATGGTGAAGGTGCGCTGCGCGGAATGCGGCGAAGCGGTGGACGAGCGGCATCGCTACTGCCCCAATTGCGGACGCGAGCTCGAGGCTGCGGAGGTGTAGGAACCCGCGTCGGCCCGACACATTGGCACAGCAGTGACCCCGCACACGCGGGGATAGACCCGCGGCCAAGTCTTCGGCGCTGTTGCGCACGATAGTGACCCCGCACACGCGGGGGCTTTAATCGCACCTTTGAGGTGTTGAAAGACGCCGGTCTCGACGAAGAAGATGCTGCTCGCAAGGCTTTAATCGCACCTTTGAGGTGTTGAAAGCTGAAGACGCTTCCGAAGTTGCCGAGGAAGGACGCTGCTTTAATCGCACCTTTGAGGTGTTGAAAGACGACGTGGCCGACCGCATGGTGGACGCCCTGCTACGGCTTTAATCGCACCTTTGTGGTATCCCGCCCCACTCGGCCGACCGCCGGGTGGGGCGTTTTCTATGCAGCCAGGGCGCGCGTCTGGGGTCTCTTTTGGCGCACGTAGTTTGTAAGTTGTAGCGCACGCCCCCTGTTGTGGATGGAGGGGCGCCACTAGCCTGCGCACGACCGATGCCGCGTATGCGACCGGATGCTCGCCTTCGCGATCACGACGCCGCCCAGGAGCTCGCCGACGCCCTGCTGTCCTACCCGGGCGATCCGCGCCACGTCACCATTTACATTTTACGTCGCGAACACGGCTGGAATGCCCTGCCGACGATCGTGGCCGACGTCGAGGGCATCAGCGCGTCGCGGTCCGAGCTGAGCCGCATCTGCCAGGCCGTCGAGGTGCACCTCCGCCACGAGCTCGACCGTCCTTCGACCTGATGCCTCTGCGCATGAACACCCGCGACTGGGCCCAGCGCCACCGCCAGGCCGCCGCCGACCTGCCCGCCTCTGCCGTCCGCCGCCTAACGCGCCAGTGGATGGCCCGCGCCCGCTCCGTCAAACAGAAGCATTCGTATCACGCCGCCAAGAAGGCCGTGCGCGAGTGCTCGCCCTCTTCCGACGAGTCTCGCGCCTTGCATGCCCTCTTCGCCTCTGAGGCCGAGACAATCTTCTACATCTGCCGCGATGCCGCCCGCTCCGTGACCGGCCCGCTTGGCGTCGAGGACGTCCTGCAGGACGCGTGGCCCCTTTTTCTGCGCGCCCTGCTTGCCTGGCAGCCCGGCCAACGCACGCTCCGCCTGCACCTCCGCCGCACCTTCCGCGACAAGGTGCGTGACCACGTGGCCACGGCCGACGAGCCGCCCGCGCCCGACCCCGACCATCGTGCCCCCCAGACGGGCCCGAAGCATTCGGATGGCGCGATTGAGCTGGCCCGCGTGTACGACGCTCTCGCCGACGCCGGCCGCCTTCCCGACGCGGCGAAAACGCTGTGGCGCGAGCACCGTCCCGAGCGCGTCGCGTGAGGATGATCCTCCCCCCGTCGTTGGTGACAGAGGCGCTGACTCCCGTCGATTTGGAAAACGACCCCATGAACGATGCCCGAAACGCCCCGGTGCGGAGCTCAAACCCGCTCCGGTGATCCATGCAAGCACCCGGCGGGGTGGGGCACCGATCACACGGGCGAAGGCCGATGCAAGCATCATGGTGGGGCCAGCCCTGGCGGAAAGCCCGGCAACAAGAACGCCGTCACGACCGGCGAGCACGAAAGCATCTACGCCGACACGCTGACGGAGGACGAGGTCCGGATCTGGAACGGCCTCGACACCGACCAGCTCGCCCAGCTCGAAGAGCAGATCCGCCTTATCGCCATCCGTGAGCGGCGCATGATGCAGCGTATCCAGCGGATCAAGCGGGAGGAACTGACGCTGACCGGATGGACGGAAGAGGAGGCCGTCACGGCGAGCTCCGGCGTCGGCGTCCCGACCGAGGCCGAGCAGGCCCAGCACAGCCACGCGATCGAGCGCATTCAGAAGATTGAGGAGGCGCTGACGCGGGTGCAGGCCGAGCACCGCAAGCTGCTTCGGGAGAAGTACCGGATGCTGAAGGACCAGCCGGCCGACCAGTCCGAGAAGGTCGACGAGCTCCTGGACCGCATGGCGGCCATGCGCACCAACACCGACGAGTATCACCCGCCCGACATGGGATGAGTGACCAGCCTGTACATCTCGGCACGGAAGTGGGCGCCACCGATCCGCTCGTCTCCCCGCAGCAGCGGCGCACCTTCGCCCAGTCGACGGCGCGCCTCAACATCGCCTGGGGGCCCGTCCGCTCGGGCAAGACCGTCGGCCTGGAGCTCTTTCGTTGGTTCGAGTACGTGTGCACCGGGCCGCCAGGCGATCTTCTCATGATGGGCAAGACGATGAAGAGCCTGGAGCGTAACGTGCTACGGCCGATGCGCCAGTGGTTTGGGAGCGCGCTCGTCGAGTACTCGCTCGGCAAGAAGGAGGCGCGCATTGCCGGCCGTCGCGTCGAGCTCGAGGGCGCCAACGACGAGCGGGCGGAGGACAAGATCACCGGCATGACCCTCGCCGGCGCCCTTTGCAATGAGCTCACGCTCATGCCCCAGAACGTCTTCAAGCAGGTCCTGGCTCGCATGTCGGTCGCCGGCGCGAAGCTGTTTGGGACGACGAACCCCGACTCGCCGTATCACTGGCTGAAAGAGGAGTATCTTGATCGAGAAGCCGATCTCGACCTGCGCCAGTGGCGCTTTCGCCTGGACGACAACATCTTTCTCGACCCCGACTACGTCCAGGCGCTAAAGGCCGAGTACACGGGCATGTGGTTTCAGCGCTATATCCTTGGGCTGTGGGTGCTCGCGGCCGGCGCGATTTACGCGATGTGGGACGACGACATGCACGTCCGCGACCTTCCGGATCACCGACGCCGGCAGGTCGAGACGTTCCTGGTCGACTGCGACTATGGCACCTCGAACCCCACCACCTTCAGCCTGAAGGGGATCTGGCACGAGCAGACCGAGGACGGCCAGGAGCGCCCCTTCGCGCACACCTTCCGCGAGCACTACCATGACGGCCGATCGGACGGGCAAAAGACGGACGCCCAGCACGCCCAGGACCTCATCGACTGGCTCCCCGCTCGGGTCGGCGACCGCTCGATCGACCCGACCATCTACGTCGACCCGTCGGCCGCATCGTTCATTCAGGAGCTCCGCAACCGCGGCTTCGACGTGAAGGAGGCAGAGAACGACGTCCTCGACGGCATCCGCTTCGTGAGCTCGATGCTCGACAGCCAGGCTGCAGCGGACGGGTGGCCGTGCTTGACGTTCGATCCCGACTGCAAGGAGACGCCCAAGGAGTACTCCAGCTACGTGTGGGACGAGAAGGCTCAGAAGCGCGGCGAGGACAAGCCGCTGAAGGAGCGCGACCACACGTGCGACCGCGACCGCTACGGCCTCTTCACGCACCTGTACGACCCGGACCAGCACGACGACGCCTTCGGCACCATCCTCTCCGCCAACGACTGACCGCCCATGGCCATCCACGACGCGACGCATCCCACGTACGACGCGCACCACCGCGACTGGCAGCTCGTGCAGCGCATGGTGACCGGCGAGGGCGCCGAGCACGAGCTCGTGCAGCGCTACTTTGAGCACCAGGAGCACTACGAGCAGCGCCAGGACGATGCCGATTTCACGCCGCGCACGCGCTTTCTGACGAGCCGCCTGGCCGGCATGCTGTTTCAGCGCGCCGAGGATGTCGATCGAGACCTCGGGCCCCTCTCCGACGACGACCTCGAGACCGCGGGCCCGGACGGCGAGGACTACACGGTGCTCCTCCTCGAGCTCGCCGAGACGCTGCTGCAGTACAATACCGCCGTCGTCGTCCTCAACCCCAAGCGCGGCCTGCACATCACCACGCCCCTGTCAATGCCGCACTGGACGAGCGAGGAAGCGGTGATCCTGGGGACGCGCACGCAGGCCGACGACGTCTTCGAGGACGGCACCGAGGAGACGAGCTGGACGCGCTACATGCCCGACGGCTGGGAAGTGTATGTCGAAGAGGACGACAAGGACCAGCTCGTCGACCAGGGCACGTACGCCGAAGACGACGCCTTCTTCGTAGACGAGAACGGCCGACCGGCCGCACCTGTGCTGCGCCTTCAGCTGCCGTGGAAGGCGAGAGTCGGGCTCCAGATCGCGAAGAAGCATCGCAGCATCTACCGGATGACATCGCGTAGAGACTTTGCCGTCTCGGCGGCCATGAACGGCTTGATTCAGCTCGGCGTGGGCGACAACACCGACCTCTCCGACGACATCGAGCACCGCCTCCGCCACGGGATGAAGGTGCTGCCCTACGACAACGACTACGGGCCGCACAAGGGCCTGTCAATGCCCACCGACGGGGCGGAGCTTGGCACGCAGGTGCTGACTGAGAAGCAAAAAGAGCTGAACCGCGTCGCGTACAACGAGCTCGAAGAAGGTGCGCGGACGGCCCAGAGTGCCACCGAAGCGCAGATCAAGCACCAGGGCGCGGCGGCTGCCGCGCTCTCGGTCGTCGCCGAGACGATGGCCGACGCAGAGATGCGCATCCTGCGGCTCATGGCTCAGGCGGCCGATTTCAGAACGTTCGCGGGCCCGCAGCCCACCGACCCGGGCGTGTCCGCCTCGTGGCCCGCTGACTACTCCGATGTCGTCGGCGCTGGCGAGGACGACCTGGCGCGGCGCATCTTCGGCAGCCGCCTCCCGGCCGACGTCGAAACCGCGAGCCAGATCGTCGTCGACCAGCTGCGCGACGAGGGCTACGACCCGAACGAGGACGAAATCCGCCGCCGCGTGGAGGGCGCCTTCGACCGCGAGTCGCAGTCGCCGACGACGTCCTTCCTCGGGTAGTCGATATAACCGTTTTCGCTTATGCCTACGGACGCCGAACGAGTATTCAACGAGCGCATCGTCACCGCGCGGGAAGCCATCCTCGGCCGCGTCCGCACCGGCGAGCTCGACCTGGTGCGCGAGGCCGTCGCCCAGGCCCTGGCCCAGGTGCAGCAGCAGGCCCCGGACGCGCCCCTCACGGCCGATCGGGCTGACGCGCTGCGCCAGCGGTACGAGGCGGCGTTCCAGCAGCTGCAGCAGGACCTGACGCAGGCCGCCGAGCAGGAGCGCCAGCAGGCCCAAGAGGAGACGATCGAGGCGCACGAAGCGGCGCTCGTGGCGGCCGCCCTCGCTCTCGGCTTCTCGGAGGACGACGTCCCGCCCCGGACGCAGTGGGCGCCCGACATCCGCGGCCGCATCCGCATCCACATCAACGTGCGCCGGGGCCTGGACGACGACCGCACGCCGAGCTCGATGATCACGCGCGTCCTGCAACTCACGGGTAGCGACGTCGGCGATGCCATCGACCAGGCCGTCCAGCAGGGCAAGAGCGTAGCGGAAACGACCCGCAACATCACGGCTGCCATCGCCAATGACGACTTGAGCGGAGCGCTCGCGGAAGTCGGCCTCGGCAGGCTGGTGGACGCGGACTCCGACTTTTCGATGCAGAGCGCGAAGCAGCTGGGGAGCAACTTGCGCCGCATCATCGCGCACGAGGTCGCCTCTGTTGCCGACGAGGCCGGCAAGACGCTGTCTGCGCTCAACCCCGCCGTGGACCTCATCGAATGGACGCTTTCCGGCCGGCACCACACGCTGGAAAGCAGTCCGGACGTGTGCGACGTCCTCGCCGTCGCCGACCTGCACGGATACGGATCTGGCATCTACCACCCGAAGACGGTGCCCTCCCTGCCGCATCCGCACTGCGAGTGCCGGCAGCGCACGATCCTTAAATCCGAGTCGGACTTCTTTTCCGGCGAGAGTCGCGACATCCCGGATGAGCCGAACCTCGAGTTCGGCGAGGTAAAGCGCCTAATGGAGGACATGGAGGGGGAGCGCACCATCACCGAGGCGCACGTGGCAAATCAGCTGGGTATGCTGCGCAACGTGATTAACGCCGTCTGGGAGAACCCGCGGGACTGATAAGCCCGCACGCGCCTCCCCCCGTTGTCGGTGACGCCACCCGCGGCGGCAACGCGGGCGCTCACGGCCCCGACACGGCCGGCAGCGCGGACGGCCCGCGCCGACACAAGCTCCCCGGACATTGTGCCCCTTTCCTCTCATGAAAGTCCATCTCGAGGACCGCGACGAGCCGATCGAAGTCACACCCGATCAGATCGAGCTCGATGACGATGATCCCTACCTCACGCAAGACGAGGTCGACGGCGTCGTCGAGAAGCGCCTGTCACGCCAGGAGCGCAGCCTGAAACAACAGCTGAAGGACGACGACGACTTCTGGCGGGAGATGGCCCAAAATCGCGGCGTGGACCTGCGTGACGACGGCCAGCCGAAGGGCAGCCTCACCGACGACGAGGTGCAGGCGCTTAAGAAGAAGGCGTCGAAGGTCGACCAGCTGCAAAAGCAGGTGTCCGAGTACGAGTCGACGATCGAGGCCACCCGCGAAACGAAGCTCGAAAACGAGCTCATGCAGGCGGCCGACGGCGTCCGCGACGACATGCAGGACGTCTTCATGACGTACGCCAAGCAGCGCCACACGTACGACGACGAGTACGGGTGGGTGGCCACCGCCGACGACGGCGACATCGCCTGGGAGGGCGGCGAGCCAAAGCGTCCGGCGGACGTCGTCGACGAGCTGCGGGACGCGAAGCCCTCGTTCTTCAAAGAGTCGTCGATGGGTGGCGGGCCCGACGACCAGCCTGGCGGCTCGGGCGGCGGATCGTCCGCGATGGAAGACATGAGCGCGGAGGAGCGGGCCAAGGAGCTCAACAAAACTCGCCGGCCGTACGCCGGCTGACGACTCGTTTGCCATTTTACCACTGACTTCCGGCCGAACCCATGCCGAACACGTTTGTCACGCAAGACCTTCTCGCCGACGCGGCCGAGAACGCCGCGATCCTGCTTCGCAACAACCTCGTTGCGGCCAATCTCATCAACCGCAACGTCGAGAACACGCTCGTCGACCGACAGAGCGGCGGCAAGGTGCGCGTGAAGGTGCGCCCGGAGCTGACCGCGAACCTCGACGAGCAGAACCGCGGTTCGCTCACGCTCCAGAAGACGGACAACACCCAGAAGACCGTCGAGGTCGACGCGACGAACTACATCTACATCAAGCAGGACCTCGAAACCCCGGAGAGCACGTGGGACCTGGAGGCCTTCACGTTCGACGTCGTGCAGCCGATGGCGCTGGGCGTGGCCGAGCAGGTTGACCAGTTCCTCGTGCGCCGCATCGCCGGCGGCTTCTCGGAGAGCGTGACCGTCTCGTCCGGCGGCTCGGTGGGCGATAGCCCGGCCGACATCGCCGACATGGGCCGCGCCCGTCGCGTGCTCAACGAGCAGAAAGCCCCAATGTCTGAGCGCGTCGCGCTTGTCTCCGCGCTGACCGACGAGAATCTGCTGAACGACGACAAGTTCATCAACGCCGATTACGGCTCGGACGCGCCCCAGGCGCTCCGGGAGGGCAGCCTCGGCCGTCGTCTCGGCATCGACTTCTTCATGGACCAGAACGTCGGCACGCACCCGTTCGGCGATACCGGCGGCACGGTGGTCACGAACGGCAGCGTCACGCAGGGCGACGGCGAGGTCGACGTCGACGGCCTCGGCACGTCCGACGGGGTGATCCGGCAGGGCGCGCGCTTCCAGATTGCGGGCGACTCGCAGACCTACACCGTCACACAGGATGTCTTCTACTCGGGCACGTCGGCCACGCTCCCGATCGCCCCGGCCGCCCAGACCGGCTCGACGGACGGCTCCGGCATCACCTTCGAGACGCCCCACACGCAGGACACGGTGTATTATCGTCCGGGCATGCTGGGCGCCATCGTCGCCCCGACGCCGCTGCAGGGCGCGATGAGTGAGACGGGCACGTTCGAGAACATCACGGTCCGCCTCACGATCGACTCCAGCCTCGCCGGCAGTGACGGCGCCACGGACGAGATCCTCATGGACGTCTACGTCGGCGGCCAGGCGCTGCGCCCGGAGTTTGGCACGATCGTGCAGGGATAGCCGCTTGCCTGATAACGGCCGCATCGTCCAGCCTTGCCACCTTAGAGCCACCACCCATGGCCGAAACGATCGAAGTCGAGTACCCGGACGACGACTTTCGCCGCGACACGTACGTCATCAACGCCGCGGACTACGACCCTGACGAGCACAGCCTGGCCGAAGGGCAGGACGCGCCCACGACGACGTCCGACGCGCTCAAAGAGCTCGTGGGCGCCAGGGCTGCGAAGGGCCTGGCCGATGCGGGGCTGACGACGATCGAGGAGGCGCAGGCGTACGAGGGCGACCTCACCGACATTGACGGCGTGGGGGAGGCGACGGCCGACAAGATCGCCGAGGCGTAGCGACTGGGGCGTACCGCCGGCGTCGTGAGACCTGACACCATGCGGCACGCTTCCGACTGGGGGCGTGCCGCTTTTCATTTTGGACCGTTGACACGAATGGCCGATTTTGTCCACATTTCGACGAAATTCGTGTTCGGGGCGGCTCCTCTTAGCTTCTAAAAATTTGATGCCTGACACTGATGAGTGACTTTGATACGCAAACTCGGATGGCGCGGCTACGAGAGTGCTTTCCTGACAACGAGACGTTGGCCGATCATTTAGGGATAGAACCCAACACAGTTGTCAAGATAGCTAACGGGACTACATCTAGCACAACCCGCCCAGACGTGCAGCAAAAGACCCGCAAGCTTCACGAGCAGATCAAAAAGGAGCATACTGTGGGGCTAGATGCGGTGTGCTACGCTTTACAAACCATCGAACGGATCAGAGCGGGCACAATGACGGATGAGCATCTGGACAACGTACAGCAGGTTTTAGAGCAAAAAGCAGACGAGCTCAACAGCGGTTATGCGTAGCGCACTAATTGGAGTTATTGCGCTTTTGCCTACTGTGGTTGCCGCGCAGGTGCCGATGGACGCGGTGCCTCCGCCGTGCAATACGTTGGATACCATGACGGTACAGCCGTCAGGCCCGTGGCAGATGGGCGCAGATAGTCTCATGCACACGCCCGAAAGCGACACCGCTCGCGTCTACGCGGGCACGGACAAGTGGGCGTGTAAACGACATACAGGCACCGTCTATCTTGACGTTGGGATTCCGTCTTGGGGCGCGGTGCGGATCAGCGGCGCTATTGACGACGCCATGATGCGGAGGCTCTCGGCCGACCGAACGAGTCCGTGGTCGGTGGTCGTGTACGACCACCCAGCCCGCTACATCGGGATACTCATGGGGCAGCGCGACGGGACGCAGATGCACCGCACGTTCAATCTTCCGACAGACTCCCTTTGGACAGGGCAGTAAGATGCCAACGCTTACGCTACGTACCGACTCCGACCCCAATGCGACGACGAAAGGGGCGGAGCTGACATACTCAGAGCTGGACAGCAGCCTCCTCGCGGCTCTTTACAACGCCATTCCGTTCGAGACGCTATCGTTCGGGTCGCCGACGACGTGGGACCTGTCGGCCATCCACGAGAACGTGGAGCTAACGCTGACGGGGGACACCACGATCGACGCCTCCAACGTCGAGGACGGTCGGCACGGGATTATCGCCATTACGCAGGACGGCACAGGCGCGCGGTCGGTTACGCTCGGGTCGAATATCGCCACGGAGGGTGGTCTTCCGCTTCTGCTGGACGAGGCCGCCGGGGCCACGTCCCTCTTTACCTACGTCGTGCAGGGCGGGTCAGTGCTGATCGCACAAGAGCAAGGGTTCACCACGGAGACGAAGGAGGTTACGGGCACGTCCTACACGCTTTCGCTGGAGGATGCGCTGCGAGACCTGGAGTTCAACAACGGCAGCGCGATCACCCTCACGATCCCGGCCAACAGCAGCGTCGCGTTCCCAATCGGCACGATCATTCCGATCACACAAACGGGCGCGGGGCAGGTGAGCGTGTCGGGGGCGAGCGGTGTGACGGTCAACGGTACGGGCACGTCGCTTGCCGGGCAGTGGAGCGGGGGTGTGCTCAAGAAGCGGGGCACCGACCTGTGGCTCTTTCAGGGCGACCTCGCATAACCCAACAGACCTACCAACGCTATGAGAGAGCGACTTGCACGCGGCATCATTCGAGGTGCGTCCGGAGGGTCTGGGGGTGGCGGTACCACTGGCACCATCGACCAGTACATACAGGACGTAAATGCCGTCCGCTCTTCCAACCTATCAACCGCACAGAAAACGAACCTTCAAGACTTCTGGGATCGGCTCGGCAACAGTCAGGGGGAGCTGTCAAGCGACCTTACTGGTGATGTGCTTGCTGCGTACACGCTGCGGTCCACGCAAAATGCCGATCAGGGGGGATTTATGATCGGCATTGTAGGACCTGACCTGAGCTTGGTAAATGGGCCATCGTTCGGCACCGATGGGATGGTATTCGATGGCACTGACCAGGCGCTCGACGCCGGGCAGTCCTTAGTCACGTCTAATGAGACCGTGACGACGCTTGTGGTCTTTAACCGAGGCGCAAACAAAAACCAGTATTTAGCATGCCAGCACGACGGGGGTGCAGGTCGCGTTCTATTTCTTACTTCAGGTTCCAATAACGACATTGTGTGCGGCGTTGCCGTAGGTGGGAGCTTTAAGGCATCGGGCTCAGGTGATCCGTCGGGATCTGGGGCGACTTGGCCTTCCGGGTCGTTTGCTCTTAATGCCTCGCTCGTCCGAGAGGACGCCACCGACGGCCTGCGGACCTACGACTCCACTGGCTCACGGCATGACTCCAAGAGCAACGATACCACTGGGCTGGACTACGAGAACAGCGGGTATCGCATCGGCAATCGCCAAGACGGAACTCGTGGCGTAGACGGTCAGGTCCCGTTCGTAATCCACTTCGATGCAAATGTCACAGGCGACATTGGCTCCCTAAGCACGATCTATCAGCAAACGATTGGACAAGGCCTCGGCCTATGAACATACGTTCTCCCCAAGCGACCAGCCCTAAATCCATCGCGCAGGACGAGGAGAGCCTGCGTTACAATGCCGCCAACTCGTCGGCGGGGTCGCCCATCTCCATTGAGGCAAGTACGACGTGGGATAGCAAGTCCTGGTGGTACGCGACTCGTGTGGACGAGCTACGGGGCCGTGCGCCAACATTTGAGGTGACGCTACCAAACATCTTTCAAAGCATTGATCCGAATCTGCACAACATCTGGTGGTCTTACCAGATCGAGGGAGCTGACTGGTTTCTCTTTGACAACGAATCCTACTCGGGAAACAGCGTCACGGCGAGCAATAACGCGCCGTTTTCTCAAAACACAGTCTATGTCGCGCATTACCCGATCTTTCCGGTGTCAAGGATGCAGCGGCGCGTAGACGAGTGGATGGCTGACCCCAACACTCAGGATCTGCCAGACGGGACGGGTGGCGTGTTTGACAGTTTCCCGTCGATCACTGACCCGCTCAACAGTCAGACAATCCCGCAGATTGATGCCCGTGGGTTTATCATCACTGAGGGTAGTGGGAATAAGAACGCGGCGTTCCTCGGCGCGACGGTACACGCAAACGAAGCGATGGCGACCTGGGCATTTGAAGCGGCTATTGACTACCTGTTAGGCACCAGCGCCAAGGCGCAGGCACTCCGCCAGAACTTTGAGTTCTACGTCTATCCGACGCTGGCGGCGAGTGGGCAGTGGGCAGGGTACTTCCGAAGCACGCCCCACGAAGACCCTCCGACACAAACAATGAACCGAGATTGGGGCACTGCGGACATTCTGCCGTACAACATCCACGAGGACAGCTTCTCCAACAACTTTTCTGCCGACTTTTTGGATGCTGTCTTCGACTTCCACACCCAAAACAACAACGCCGAGCACTATTTCTTCACGGAGTCAAATAGCGGCGTAGAAGCGAACTATCTTTCGGACCTTCAAGGGTATGAGCCGAACGCTTCCATCACGACCTCCACGACCTCCACGAACACCCGGAGGTATCTCCGAGACAACTACGGGAAGTCCGTTTGCCTCCAGCTTGCCCCCGAAACCGGCGCGGATCGGGTAATGGGCATAAGCGACTGGCAAAAGTGGGGAGAGGACCTAATGAAAGCCCTGGAGGATCGGCTTCAGGCCGGGGCTTTCACCTACTCGCCTTAAAACGTCCCACAATGCGGGCACACCGAATGATACGGCGCGACATTCTTTTTGCAGAACTGGCACCGATGCTCTGAGAGTCCGCACCAGTATTTGATGCACTCTTTATAATATCGAAGACGTAAAACTAAGCGCTTCATCGTAATGGCGTATGTTGCGAGCGGATACGTATCAGGTGGGTATGTGGGCATTGACCCGTATGTTGCGAGCGGATACGTATCAGGTGGGTATGTGGGCATTGACCCGTATGTTGCGAGCGGATACGTGTCTTCGGGCTACATGCAAAGCACGGTCATCATCGGCAGCCTCGCCCTCACCGACGGCCCAGAAGCGATCTCGGCATCGGACGGCTCCACGATCACGACGGGCACCCTTGCACTGACCGATGCCGGAGAGATCTTGTCGCTGGAGGGGCAGGTCACTGTCAACGCCATCACCGGCACGCTTTCCATCACGAACAGCCAAGAGTCGGTGTCCCTCGCGGGCGCTACGAAAAACCAGGGCACCCTGAGCCTCACCGACCGCGGGGAGCGGCTGGTGCTCGTTGAGTCCGAGCCGTCCCGCCTTGCGGTCCTCGACGCCCGCCTCACCGACGCGCTGGTTTTCGACGCGAAACTCACAGACTAATCGAACTCATGCCAACCAAATCCACAGCACTCCGCAACAGCCAGGTCGAAAATTTGGTCGCGAACCTCGACAGTCTGGAACTGAAAGACGGGAGCTCGACCGTGATCGCGACGGGATCGGGCATCTCGTGGGGCAGTCCGTCGTCTGGGGCAGTGAATCCGTCCTCCGACATCAGCCTAAATGGCAATGCCAACGCGGGCGGGGGCACCGACGCCGCCACCGCACGCTTTTACGACAGCGGTGCAAGCGGCGAAGAGATTGACGGGCTCAACGTCGGTCAGGATCAAAATGTAAGCACTTGGTCGAGCGGGTCCAGCCAACAAGTCGGCGATAAAGTGTCCAACGTCGGGCGTACTTTTGAGGCTACAAAGCCGCACACCGCGGGGACCGACAATGAGCCTGGCGTCGGGGACGCGTGGCCGAGCGTCTGGGACGAAATCCACATCTTGCTCGACAACACGAATATCTCCGACGGGCAAACCATCAACTTGCCCTCTAACAGCGCCACAATCACCGAACCAGCCGATACCCAATAATGCCCTTTGAGATAAATATCGCGGACAAGCCGCCGGAGAAAGGCGAGGACAAGCGCGTGGAGTTTGTGCCCCGCGACACGAACGGCAACCCAATAAGTGCGGAGCTACAAGCCATTGAGCTTACGATGACGAATTCGGATGGTGGAACCGTGGTGAGGTCCAAAGGCGACTTCAGCCGCGATGGCGACAAGCGGTACGTGATGGTGCCGCTTGACACCGCCGGCGAGATGACACTTGAGCTGTACGGTGAAGGGCCGCAGGGATTCCGAGAGCGCACAGATCTACGATTTATTGTGAAGGACAACTGACCATAAACCGTCTGAGTCACTCTCGCCACGGTCGCGTTGGTTTCCCAGCGGACAGCCCATGCTTGAAAGGTACGATACGCCCGTTGAGCAGATGGCTCGCGGTTTGACGATGAACCTCACGCAAGGGCAGATGGACGCCATCCTCGATCGCTACGCGGTACAGACTATCCAAGATGATGACCCCCGGCTTCTTCACGGACCACGCAGGCAAGCCGTCGTCCATGCGGCTGATGAGCATGTTTGCGCTCGTTGTCGCGACCGTACTAGCGGCAATCCTGATGCACGGGATCGTGAATGATACGGTCAACGCAGACACCGGAACCGTGGGGTTCTACCTCGTGCTCGCCTTCATGCTCGGCGCGTTTGCGCCCAAGGCGTTTCAGGCGTTCGCGGAGCAGGCCCAGATGCCCACAGTGAACCCCAAAGACCAATGACCGACTACGAGATGACGAGTATCGTACTCATCGTCGTCGTGACCCTGGGCCTCGCGGTCTACGACGTGCTCCCCGCGACCAACAGCGTATCCGCCGACACCCTCTCTGCAATCATGCACATCTGGAGCCGCCAGTGGTGGATCATTCCGTTCATCTGGAGCGTGCTCGCGGGCCATTGGTTTGGCGGCCACCCGGTAGAGATTGCGTCTGCGTGGCCGCTTCTGCTCTGGCTGACGTGGGCCTTGTTCATCGTCAACCTGGGCACCCGGCACGTCGAGCTTCCGTGGTGGGTGTATCTCGTCGTACACCTTGCCGGGTGGTTCGCGGGGCACTTCCTGTGGAGCCAGGCCGACCAACCTACTCTTGCCTAATGACATCGCCGAGCTGTGCCTGACATCCTGACTTCCAAGCACTGGTTCCGGTACGTGACGTCCAGCGTTGAAGACGTGACGCAACAGCTGGTCGATCGTGCCGAGCGTCGCGTTATCGACCGCTACCGCGAGGCCCGCGACCGCAACACCCGCGTCGTGCCCGACATTGGCGCGCTCGACCAGCACGGGGTTGTGCAGCTGGATGGGTGGGCAGAGACCGACGACGGGACGCCGGACCCGTCCAATATGGACGACGTTCTCCTGGATGCCCTCCGCGAAACCATTGCCCGCATCGTCGAGCACTGGATCGAATCGCCGGAAGGTCACATCGACAGCAAGTCCCAGGGCGCGCGCTCCGTATCGTACAGGAAAGGCGCGCAGCATCTACCACACCGCGTATGGGCGCCGCTCCGACCGTATGACGACCGGACGCCGCTGGGCGGCGCGTTGATGTGACCCGCGACACGCTCTTCTACATCCGTCACCTCCACAGGCAGGGTCACCCGCCCACCGGGTGGACGATCGAGCTCGAGGTCATACGGCCGCCGGCGCTGGCCGACGAGGGCGAGCTCGACAGCGCGTACGTCTGGCCGTTCCAGCTCAGCTGAGGTCGTCACTGCCCGTCTCTCCCCCCGTTGTCGGCAAAGCCTGCCTGACACAGCCGCACGCTTCTATGGGGGACTTCGACTCGTTCACCAACGCCAGGCTCACGGTAGCCCGAAGCGCGGGCGCACGCGACGCGAGCGGATACGCGGAGTCCTCGACCGAGACTGTGCTCGCCGCGCGCGGCGACGCGCAGGAAGGCGGGCGCACCCTTCAGCGCCGGCAAGAGATCCACGACGGCGGCGACGTCCTTTTTTTTACGGACGCGGACGTCACGAAGGCCCAGGCCGGGGACGACGCGAGTCTGGACTTCGACGACGGTCGCAGGTTGAGTGGATCGGTGCGTGCTGTTCAGCCGATGGACCCGTCTGTCTTGATCGCTTTGTGATGCTTTCGACGAACGCCGACCAGGTCGCAACGGACACCATCGAGCGCTTCGACACCTTCGAGGAGCGCGTGGACGACGAGCTCGAGCGGACGGCCGAGGACGCAAAGGGCCGCGCCCGGGAGCGAGTGCCGGTCGACGAGGGCGACCTCCTGCGCGACATCAGCGTCCGCACCGGCGAGGGGTGGTCGAAGGTGTTCAATACGCTCGACTACGCCGTGTACCAGAATTTTGGCACCGAAGGGCCCTACATCATTGAGCCGAAGCGCGCGCAAGCGCTGCGCTTCACCGTGGACGGCGAGACGGTGTTCGCGAAGGCTGTGCTCCATCCCGGCGTACCGGCCACCTACTACATGACCGACGCCGCCCTCGACGCCTTCATCGACAGCATCGACCGACTAACGCGCTGACCGTGTCCTTCCCGCTTCAGCCATTGCGGCATGCACTGTATGAGCGCCTGGCCGGCACCGACGGGCAGGGCCTGGGCCTCTCGGAGAGCGTGTACGTCGCAGGTGCGGTACCCACGGACGAGCCGGCGCCATACGTCGTGATCGAGCGGCCCCGGAATACCGGAGCCAACTTCATCGGCGGAAGGGAGCGCTTCGACGTGCGAATTGCACTTCGGGTGCACACGCGCTTTCCGCCCGGTCAGGCAAACGCTGACCAGGCCGACACGCTTGCCGAGGCGGTGCACGACAGCCTCACCGGCGCCGCGCTGGCGGTGAATGGCTACCGCGATGCGACGATCCTCACGCCGAATGTGCAGCCTGTTGGGCCGTACCCCGTCGGCGAGCTGCAAGCCTACGACCTGAACTTACGCTACACCTTTCGCTTCTCGAACTGACCTCGCAAGGTACCCACCATGGCCGCTCCGACTCAGCCCATTCCGGGCATCAAGCTGCTCACGCTCATCAGCTCCACGATCGTCGGCGCGCAGTCCGACGCCGTGCTCAATCTGTCGCAGGAGCTCCGCGAGATCGTCACGAAGAACAACTTCGGCTGGGTGAACAACTTATCTGGCCGCCAGGAGTGGAGCGTCGACCACTCCGGCCTGCTGCTCGACGACAGCGGCAACGACTTCATTGCAAACAGCAATGCGACCCTCGCACTGGAGTTTGACAACGGCAGCGGCGACGGCAACCAGCCCGAGTACCATGAAATCCAACGCCTCGACTCGATCGACATGACGCTCGATGCGGCTGTGGCGCAGACGGGTGGCCTCGATCAGCAGCTGTGGCGCTACATCCGCCCAGCCGAGCGATCGATGACGATCGACATCGAGGGCTCGTACCTGGACCCGGCCGCCTCGCCGGACGACGTCGGCGAGGAGTACAAGGAAATCTTTGCCCGCAAGGACAGCGGCACGGTGATCCCCGCGCGCTTTACGATCGCGGGCCACACGTTCGAGAGCGACGTCGCGATCGGCGACGTCGAGATCAGCGCGTCCGCGCAAGCCGAGGACGTGACGATCAGCGTGTCGATGGCCTCGGACGGCCAAGTGACGCAGGGCGGCACCAGCTTCGACTCCAGCGTGTCGATGATCATCGACGCGTTCTTCAACGAAACGCTTGCCAACGTCGCGCTCGAGTACCAGGACGGTGGCTCGGCTGTGAGTGGATCGACGACGTTTACCGGCAGCGGCTTCTTCACGTCGGTCTCGATCTCGGCAGCGGACGGCGAGGAGGCCACCCTCGACGCGACGATCGACGGGGATGGGCCCCTCACGCAATCGACGATTCCGTAGCCGCAACGCGTTAGTTCTTCTTCTTTACCCGACCTCACACGTTGCATGAACGACTTGCAGAACGCCGACCTGACGACCACGCCCACGCCGCGCGAGGACGACGCCCTTCAGTTTGAGCTCAGCGGCTACCGCATCGGGTGGCGCCCCAGCGGCCTCGCCCTCGAGCGGGCGGCCGACCAGGGCGTCGAGCTCGGGCAGATCTTGCGCGACGTGTCGGACCTGCACGCGCTGACGCAGGCCGAAGAGGAAAATGGCGAGTGGACGGATGAGGAGCTGAGAGAGCTGAACCTCACCGCGGCGCGCATCATGACCATGGTGGCACGCATCGTGTGGCTTGGCGGGCTCCACTTTGAGAAGGACTTCAGCTACGAGGCGGTGCTGTCCCTCCTCGACTGGGACGCCATCGAAGCGCTGCCGCTCGCCGCGATGGTAGAGCGCATGATCCCACGCCTCGAGGACGAAGCAGGCGACGTCGACACAGCGGGAAAAGCGCCGGGCCCGAGCCCGACGAGCTGACGACGCAGCGCCTGTTTGTGCGGCTCTACGCGACCGGTGCCACCCGGCGCGCGATCCTCGAGGGCGACCTGCGCCACCTGCTCATGCGCCTCCGCGGCTATCGCGATCGCATGCGGCGCCAGGAGATGCACCTTATCGGTCTGCGCAACGAAGTGCGGAGCGCCTTCGGGGCGGACCCGATCGACCCGTACAGCGGGCCCTCGAGCCCGAGCGCACAGGATACCGAGACGATGCAGGCCTTCAAGCACCGCGTCCGGGAGACGACCGACCTGGACTGGACGACCGACCTGACCACCACCCACACCTAAGCCGATGGCCGACGTTTCAGAAAGCCTCGAGTACCGCTTCGAGCAGAAGGGCCTGCGCAAGCTGCGGCGCGACATGCAAAAGCTGGCGGGCGACGTCGAGGAGCTGGGCGACGAGGCCCTGCGTGCCGGCGAAGCGCTGATCACGGCGATGGAGGCCGGCGAGGACAGCGTAGAGGACCTGGATCGCGCTTTGGACGGCATCGACACGAAGCGGGCCCGCGTGGCGATGCAGCGGCTAAGCGACAAGTTTGAGGGAATTGAGGACCAAATTGACCGCCTCGACGGCCGGACGATTGACATCAACACGGACGTCGACGAGGACCGCATTCGCGGGGATGGACGGCGTGGCGGGAGCTTTCGGCTGCCGGGTGAGCTCGACGAAGTGCAGGAAGGGTTCGAAGCGTTTCGGATGCTGCCGCCGCACATACAGGCGCTCGGCGCAGCGGCCGTGGCGGCGACCGGAGCACTGGCCGGAGGCGCAGGCCTGGCTGTCGTCGCGACCCAGCTCGCGGCCGAGTTCGGGCCGCAAGGCTTACAGCGCGACGTCCAGGCATTAACGGCGACCTACAAGGAGACCGCTCGGGAGTTTTCGACGGCGTTCGAGGAGGTGATCCGCGGCGAGATCCTACCGGCGGGTCGCGGCTTTGCGAAGCTCCTGCGCGCCGCGTCGGACGACCTGGCCACCTTTTCGCAGTTCTCGATCGACGTCCTCAAAAACGTGCCGGGTGGACTCGGAGCGATGGTGCGGGGCTTCGTGACTGCGGGGCAGGGCGGCGGCATGAGCACGGGCGATGCGCTCGTGCAGGGCGTGGGCGACCTCAGTGGCATTCGCGACGTCGTGTCGACCATGACGGACGAAATCGACAACGTGCGCGAGCGGTTCGAGCGCGGCCTGATTCCGCGCGAGGAGATGCTGTCGCAGATCGAGGGCTTCCGCATGTCGGCGTTTCAAGAGCTGCAGAAGCTGCAGGACAAGTTCCCCAACGCTTTTCCTGAAGCGCTCCTCGACCGGTTCGCGCAGCAACTCAGGACCGTTCAGAAACGTCTAGAAGTGTTGACGTCGGAAATTCCGACCGATCAGTTCCAGCGTCTCCAGAACACCATGGACCTGATCTTTGGAGGCGTCGGCTTCCGTTCGATGCGCGCCACACCTGCCGGCGGCGACGTCTCCGGCCCGCAACCTGCGGATGGGTCGACCTTCCGGCCGGGGTCTACGTCAGTCGGCGGCCTACAGGCCCAGGCGCGGATGCTGCAGCGCGTCCGAGAGCAGCTGACGGCCGGGTTCACCACGACGCAGCGCGTGGGCGTGCGCATGGTCTCGCGCATCGGGGCGGGACTGGGCGACGTGCTCGGGCGCATGGCCACCCTGCAGACGCGGGTTCAAAGCCTGGGCGACGTCTTCGTCTCTGTCGGCCGTGCGATCGTACAGAGCCTGCAGCGCGTCGTCTCGCAGCTGATCCGCGCCGTGACGCAGGCCACGATCTTGAAAGGCATTATGAGCCTGTTTGGCATCGGCTCCCTCGGCAGTCTGGGCGGCAGCTTCGGGAGTATCTTCAGCGGGCTTCTTGGCCTCGATTCCGGCGGCTTTGTGAAGCGCGACGGGCTGGCCATGCTGCATGCCGGAGAGGTGGTCGCGCCAATCGACCGCGTAGAAAGCATGATCCAACCTGCGGCGCAGCCGGCGACCGGGAGCTTTGAGGCGACGTGGGACATCGGCCTTGACCGCCTGCGACTGGAGCTCGAGCGCAATCAATCATTCAAAAACGCGTAACGTGGCGTTTGGCACACTCGTAGACACATCGTTTCGCACGCACGACGGTGACGTCTGCCAGATCGTGCTCGATGCCGAGGGCTACAGCGGCACGACGTACAGCCCGCGCCCGGACGGCTACCTCATCACGCCCGGCGACGCGGCCGACCACGTGCTCACGCCCCGCATCTCGCTAGCGGGCACCTGCCGCCTGTACGTCGAGGACGCCACGCTCATGCAGCTCCTGCGCGCCATCCCCGGCAGCGACCCGCGCGACTACCGCCTGACGATCAAAAAGGGCGGCAGCGAACAGTTCGTGGGCTACTGCGTCCCGAGCGCGACGGACACGCCCCGCGCCGACAACGTCTCGGACTGGGTGACGCTGCGCGCGAAAGACCGCCTGCGTGGCCTGAACGACGACTGGACGGACGCCACGGGCAACGCCTTTCCGCTGGGCGGCACGCGGACGCTTGCCGTGGCCGTGACGTCGATCCTCTCGCGCCTCGGGCTCGGCCTGCCGCTCGACATGGTGATGGACTGGCGCCCCGAGTCGATGGGGGCGGCCGACGACCCGGGCTCGGTTCAAGTGCCGAACGGCGCTTTTTATCGCGACGGCGGTGATGGCACCCTTCGGCCGATGAATGCGGGAGCGGTGCTGGACGACCTGCTCACGCACTGCAACTGCATCCTCGTGCAGCGCACCGGCCGGTGGCGGATGCACCAGCCCGCGGCATTCGCTTCAGGCGCGACGGTCGACGTCTGGCAGTACGACACGAACGGCACGCTCACCGGGCAGACGACGCGCCCGGCCACGGTCGATGTGACGGCCGAGGCTTGGGAAGAGAACAGCGACCGCGTGAGCGGGGAGAAGCCCGTGATCGACTCGCGCATCACCTACGAGCACGGCGCGCCGAACGTGATCGACATCGACGGTGGCTTCGAAGAGCTCGAAACTGGCAGCTGGAGCTTCTTCGTGAACGACGGCAGCACGGAAGTCAGCCTCGGAGGTGTCTTCAAGGAGCAAGACATAGAGGCGCAGCTGTACGGGGGCTCGCACTACCTGGAAATCGAGGGCCAGCAGACGGCCGACAGCGCGGCGCCGCTCAGCTCGTTTGCGAATTTCGCTGACCGCTACGCCGTGGCGGACCTGGGCGCTCTGTCGGCCGATGCCGAAAACATGCAGCTCACGTTGCGTGTGCAGGGTCGCCTCACCGACGGTCAGGGCAACCCGAATCCCACCGATACCCCAGACGCCTCACGAGCTTTTTGGGCAATCGGCGGGCCCGCGCCCTCCGGCACCACGTTCTGGTGGGTCGAAGGGCAAGGGTGGACCGATGCCGGCAGCTTGGGCCCGCACGGAATGAAGAACACCCACCTGGACAGCGACGTCAACGAGCAAGCCTACGAGTCCGTCACGCACGACATTCCTGCCCCACCCGAAGGGCTGGACCTGGAGCTGCGCGTGTACAACGCCGTGGCGCGCCCCGGCTCCTCGAGTACCGATGACTTCATTCTGTACGCGAACTGGGACGGTCTCGCCTTCGAGCGCAAAAGCGACCAGGAAGCGGCGACGATCTACCGGGCGTACCACACCGCGCGCAGTGAGGGCGAGAAGCTGGAGCGCACCGTGCGCATCGGCACGGGACCATGGAAAGGCTCCCTCGGCGCTCTTCTCGACGACCAGGGCAATCCCGCCCAGGGATGGTCGGTGCTCGGCCAGTCGCAGGGCATTAGCGTCTCGATGCTCGCGGCCGAGGAAGCGCTCCGCCTGCGATCGTCCGCCCAGGAGCGGATGCGGCTGCGCCTCACGCGTCCGACGGCTATTCCGCTGTCCGACCGCGCGATCGAATACGACGGCACGCGCTACTGGCCGCTCGCGATCGAGGAACGGCAGACATCGGACACCGAAGGGGGCTTCTACGAGGTGACGTGCGTGGAGCTGAAGACGTCGCTCCCGGCCGCCGTAGCACGCACTATTGCGAGCGGGCGGTCGGAAACCTTCGACGCGCCGACGCGCGCGCCGGACACGGTGGGCGTCGATCGGGCGACCATTGTGAAGGCGCTGGGTGTGGACCCGACCACGATTGAGGGAGCGAGCTATCAGATTGGGCCATTCGTCCCGGGGCGTCCCGCAGCAGGCGAGACGCTGATGCAGATGCCGCTCCGATTTCCATTCACGGTGGACGACGTACTGATCCACGTGGGGACCACACCGAATTCCGCCGTCGATTTTTCGATCACCGTGGGGAGCAATGCGACGCAGACGGTGTCGGTGTCGTCCCAGACAACGACGGCCACCATCGCGGAGACGATCAACGCCGATGAGCTGCTTGTGGTCACCGCGCCCGACCCGGCCGACCCCGCGATGGCGGACATTTCGATTGCCTTCACGCTCACGCCCGCCTGACTGTGCCGATCATCTACTGGACATCGCGAAGGGCCCGCGTTGCGGAAGGCGTCGTGCAGGGGCAAGGCGTGCCGGAAGCGACAACCGAAGTGCAGGTCTTTGTGGGGCCGAAGTTTGCCGCAGAGGCCGAAGCGAACGGTGTCGGCGTCGTGGTGCCAAACATCGAGTCCGTGCCGGCCAGTGCCGTGGCGCTCGGCCGCGGCGAAGCGGTGGCCAGTACAGTCGTATCGGTGCTCGTGGGGCCGCAGGTGCTCGCAGAAGCAATCGCCAATGCGCGCGCGACCCTGACCCCGGACATCGTGGTGCCCACCGTCACGGGCGCTGTTACAGGCGTGGGCGAGGCGACGACCAGCGCGGGCGTAGTCGTAGAGGTCCCCGTGGAGTTTGCGGCAGCGGCAGACGCGGCGGCGCAGGGCGTCGTGCAGCCCTCTATCGTGGTGCCGCTCACAGTCGGAACCGTGGATGGATACGGCATCGCGACGGCAGACGCTGGCATTTCTACCATCAGTATCATCGACTTTGCGGCAGCCGCCGAAGCGCAGGCGCACGGGGTCGTTACCCCGACCATCGTACAGGAGAACCCGACAGCGGTGGCGACGGGACACGGCGATGCGGAGGCCCTGGTGCTCGTCTCGACAGACACCCACCCCGGCGGGTCGTCTCGCATGTCGAGGTACCCGGCAGGTGTTCTCTGGAATACGCTCGACGACTACCTCGACCTGTCCCCGTCGCAGGAAGCGACGTGCCGCGTCGTGTGCGACATCACGCCCGCTGATAACGGGATTCTCATGGAGGCAGGCGCAAGCGGAAGTGGACTGGTCCTCTACGCTTACAACGGCAATATCTACTTCCAGTGCGGAGATGGGTCGAACTACGGGAGCGACAGCGATACCGCCGAAATCTCGGCCCCGATCCCTTCGGAATCCTCGCGGGGCACCTCGCGTCTTGTCGTGGAGTGGTCGGCCTCGAGCGTGGAAGGACGGGCCGCCTTGTATCTGGACGGGGTGGTGCAAGGCACCGACACGTTCAACAATCCTGACCTTGCGGGCAATAATCCCGGAGGCATCGGTCTCGTCCATTCGGGTGTGGCCGCGAATCGAGCTGGCTACAACTCGACATCCAACCCCGGAGGGTTTACGGGTACGGTCCACTTCTGCGACATCGCCGTGGACCACATTACAACGGACGTGGATCAGGTTGGCGGCGTCACAGGGGACATGGAAGCCACCGGCGTGTGGACGCCGCCCAATCTTGGCGATGAGCCGCCCACCCCCCTCGATTACAGCGTCGATCACTTCGACCTGTCTCCGTGTACCGCCGCGTCGGGGCTTTGCGAGGTGACGGTCGTGACGTCGAACGGCAAAATTGCGAAAGAGGCTGGGGGGGCGTTCACCGGCATGGCTCTCACCGTCCACAACGGTGAGTTCATCTTCCAGTGCGGCGACGGGTCCAACGCGGGCTCCGATGCCGACACCGCTGAGATTCGCTCCACGGTGCCTGGAGTCGATACCTACATCCTAGAGTGGAGCGCCGACGCGGACACCGGCATCGCGGCGTTCTACGTAGACGGCGTGCTCGTGGGGCGCGACGTGTTCGACCACCCGCAGATCATCGGCGGCGATGCGGGCGGTATCGGCCAGCAGCACGGGAACGGCATCGCGGTCAACCCCGGCGGCTACGACGACACCTCGGGCACCTTCAATGGCTCCGTCAAGCGCACGTTCGTCTTCAAAGATCAAGTCACCGACGACGTAAAGGCCACGACCGTCGATCTGCCGACGCAAAACATTGCGGATACAAACAACGGACAGAGCGACTATTTCGGGCTGCTCACAGTGCAGGTAGAGGACACCGTACGCGGCGTGACGCTCACGGACACCACCGGCTTCTCGTCCACCGGCGGATTTGCCGGTGAAATTGATAATGACTCTGCCCTCACCTACGACAACCTAATGAGCGCAGGACACGGCGGCCTGCGCTTCGACACCCTCGCCATCTACGACGGCGGTACGCTCCTGTCCAGCACGACGATTGACGAGATCGTCGGGGCCGGCGGCGCGCTTCGCATCAGCGCGGGCGACCTCAACGTCACCTTTCCCGCTTAACCTAAGACCACCAATACCATGAATGTTGAAGCCCAGCAGGACATCCTGCAGAATGTCTTAGACGGATCGTTCTACGACTACCGACTCACGCTGCGCAACAACGGATCGCCCGTCGCCTCGGACGGCTCGGAGGTGCAAGTGATCAACGACGACGACCTGTGGAGCGCCACGGGCGGCACGTCCGGCACCGACCCCGTGCAGATCGACCTGAACAGCGATGTCGAGTTCACCTGGGGCAACGGGACATCGGATCTCACGGTGGACGAGCTGCTGGTGGAAATCGACCTTGAAGACGCGCTCGGCTTCCGCACCTTCTTCGTGATGAAGGTCGAGGACAGCGGCGGAGGTGATCTGACGTGGCCCGTGAACACGACGCTCGTGGTGCCGTCGGGCTCGTCGTTCATCTGGGACCAGACGCCTGACACGGACGCCGCGGTCTCCCAGGGCATTCTGGAGCTGCTCGGGCAAGGCGCGAGCGCAGAGTTTGACGAGTTTCGCGTTCAGTGTCTCGATGGGGGAAGCCTTATCGGGTCGGCATATACAGGCACCATTATCCAAGCCACATTCGCGTACAACAGCGGCAGCAATAAGCTCGAGCTTAGCGACAGCGGGCTGTATTCCAATGAGTTTGGCCCGGCGAGCGGCACGATCGATACGGTTCGCGTGGACGTGCGCCAAAGCGCGGGGTCGTGGAAAACGCTGTTCGAGGACGACACGCTCTCTGTGAGCGTGAGCGGCGACAAGTGGACGCTTAACAACATCACGTTCGTCGTGTGACGGGGGCCATTAGCGCCGAACGCGGTCCGGTACGCTCCCCCCGTTGTGGGTGACGCCCGCCCTCATGTGAACGACCGGTGCTGCCATGGACACGGCTCTGCTTGTTCTTCTGCTCGTTGCAATTGCCCTTCTCGTGTACCAGCTGTGGGGTGATGTCCTTTTTGCTGACGACGCGACTTCCGGAGGCCACTCGGGAGGGCGACGCGCCCCGGCACCGGACGAGGACTCTGATCGCCGCCCGACTCGCCAGTAAAGGCCCTGTCTTATGGACCGCCGACAGACTTCATCCGGCACGACATTTTTTCTAAAGGACGCGAGCGTCGAGTACAAGGGGACGTCCGCCCAGGAAACCATCCTCGACGCAGCGGCGCCCATCTATGCCGACACGCCGCAGCGCCTGGTCGTGACGTCGGCCAACGATGGCACCCACATGACCGGCTCTCTCCACTACGCCGACCGCGCGCTCGACCTTCGCGTGTGGCACCTCTCCGATCCGGCGGGCGCGGCGCGTGAGCTTCAGCGCGAGCTTGGGGACGACTTCGACGTCGTGCACGAAGGCACGCACATTCACGTTGAATACGACCCCGACTGATGATGGACTGGATGATGCAAACGACGACCATCTCGCTGCCAGAATGGGTGATGCAATACCTGGTCGTCCCGATCGCCGTCGGGGTCTTCACACTTCTCTGGCACCTGGGCCGGCGCGAGCTCAATCGCCAAGACGAGGGCGCAGAGCGCCGCGAGTCCGAGATCGACGACTTGCGCAGCGACGTCGAAGCCTTGAAGGTCCACCTCCACGACGAGCACAGCAGTCTTGAGAAAAAGGTCGATCGCATCGACAAGCGCATCCAGGCCATCCAGCAGCAGCTGTAAACAGCTTTGACCCGCACTTTTCCGATCGTTCAGCTCGTAGCCGCGGCGATCGTCGCCGTTGCATGTCTTGCCGCTGGCTACTACACCGGCCGCCGCATGGCGCCCCGGTCTACGCCTCCAGATACGATTCGTGCTGCCACGGCCGACCCGGACACGTCGCGTCCGGTGTGGCTGCCGGACGTTGTCACCGTGCACGATACCATGCGCGTGACCGAGACCCGCGTCGACACCGTGCGCATGCCGACCGGTGTCGATTTAGGCGGCCTCATCACCGAAACGCCGGTGCGCCGCCAGAGTCGCGTGTGGGGCACCGACGCACTCGAGCTGACGTACTGGGATGCCGGCGAGCGACGGTGGATGCAAGAGCGTTACGAGCTGAGTCGGCCCAGCTGGTCGCTGTATCCGGAGCTCGAGACGGCTGTCACCCCGCAGGGCCTGCGTGCATCGGGACGCCTGGTCGGACGGTGGCGCAGGCTGCAGGCGTTCGCGGGATACACCGCCACGGGAGAAACGCGCGGATGGAGCTTTGGCGTGCGATGGCGGCCGTTTTCGCTCCCGTAGCGGAATTGTGCCCGATTCTGTGCCCACCCAAACAGAAAAGCCACGCCTGTCGGCGCGAATCGCCGATTGAAGCGGGGGTCTTGTGGTCAGGGGCGGATTCGAACCGCCGACACACGGCTTTTCAGGCCGTTGCTCTACCACCTGAGCTACCTGACCAAACCAGCGCTGTACTGGACGAAAACCCATCCATCGGGTTCCGAACGTAGC